TTCTGTTACCGGCCAATCTGCATAATGTGCTACTGTTTCAGGCTCTTTTTGAACAGCACGCCAGAAATTCACAATATAGCCGTCGATATCATTCAGGGTTGCAATGTCGGTTGCGTTAAACGGTCGTTCTAGAAATACGGCTAGACTTCCCGCAAATGGCTCGACATAATTTTTAATGTCGCCAAAGCGTTGCCACACGACGTCCGCAACGCGGCGTTTTCCGCCAAAATATGGAAATGGAGCCTTCATAATAGTTGTTAGTGTTTAGTTTTTAGCAAAGGCGAGCAGTCCCTCGGGGCCTGAAATCGCTAGCAGTCCCTCGGGAACCTAGCCGTCTCGCGAAGCCCGCTCTGAGTTGTACTGCTCGCTATCCACTATTGAAAGAATCCTTTCGCCGCAACAATCTCGCCTCGCTCATTGCGGACGAGATCGTCAGCACAAATAAAATCCGCCCGATTCGGGTAGGCTTGTTTCACAACGAGCGAAACGATGTAGAGTGTATCTGGTTGCTCTGGCGGAAGATGGCCGCCAATCCGAAACTCTTTTTTCACGATCGGAACGCCGTCCACCCATCGGGGCTCGCCGCGGATTTCCGCTAGACGGAGCACCTGTCCAGATGCCGGAAAGATTCTTTTCTCACCATTTACGAGAATTGTAATGTCGTGCGGAGTTAGGTTGATGAAGTTTGTGTTCTTGTGCATTTTTCAGTTTCTCCTTTTAGGAATTGCCCGATAATATCGCTTATCGGATGCGTTTGCGATTGAGTATGCAGCATTTTTAATGCAATCGTCAAGCGAGCAATCTCGTCTCTTCCGATTCCGCAATCTTTTTGAATGGCCCGGGCAATCCGCCGCCGTCGCGGCTCGTATTCCGCCAGAATTAATTCGGTAAGGCGGTTTTTGGCATTGGGCATTCTCCGCACCTTATCGCCTATATGTGCCGGAATATCCATTGTTGCTTATACCTCACATTTCAACACTAGTTACATTACCGTTACGGCCTGCGGCCTTGTCAGAAGTAGCAGCCGGCGGGCGAGGATGAGAGTGCGCATGTAAATCAATACCGTATTTTGCTGCGAGTTTTAATTCTGCGGCCCGGGTTTCGAGAAATTCCGTCAAATCTATGCCCTGCTCGCCGAGTACGTCCGTGAACGTTGCTAGATTATTCTCAAGTGCCGCGATGTTAGCCGCAACGTCTTTATGCGGGTCTACGTACCGCCATCCTCGCGGCCTCCAATATGGGTTTTGCAGTTCGAGATATTCCCTGCCTGACAGCGGGAGACGGCCGCTCAAGGTTGCCTCTTTGAGCCAGCGATGATAGACCGGCCGGCAAAAACTCATCGCAGTGAATCCCTGCAAAAACCGCCATACATCCCGTTCCTCGCCAAGTCCAACACGGGCCGACGAGTAATTTACATCGCCCATATCGCCCGAAAGTGAAAACCCGTTAATGCCAAGCCCGGCGGCCATATCCAGGAGCATCGCCCGTTTAAACGCGGCGTGATTCTGTGTCGGTTGTTTAGGATCGAACTGCTCAAGCGAGTAGCCCGGCGGCAGCTCGTTCATTGCGAGCGGGGCGACGTCTATCTGTAGCGGGGCTAATGAACCATCTTCTAACGTTTCGCCCTCAAATTCTACCTCATCTGTTACCGATTGCTTGAGAAATCCAAGCGTATGGGCAGCGACGCGGGCCTGCTGCACTACGCCGCTGGTATATTCGTGCAAATCCTTCCCCTGCAAGAGTGAAGCGTGAAACCAGGTAACTCCGCGTACTTGCGATTCATCCTCCGTAACGAGAAACGAATGAATCATCTCCGATGCCGGTACGCGGACACGCCGCATATTCTGCCGCGATGTATAACGCGACTCACTGATCGGCGTTGTTAACCAATATGCCTGCGGCGTATCATATGCATCGACCTCGACGCTCATTATGACGCGATTGCCCGATGGCAATGTATCGTTATAGGATTCATCGAGCCAATCCACATTCCAGAAACGGATCGCATAACCCCAAGGGTTATCTGCCGGCATATGTTGAATTAATACTTCGCCGTCGCGAATCAGGGTTTCGACGAACAAATATTGAGCCGTCACCCAGCTTAGTTTGCCGCTAAGTGAGCAATTCTCCGGCTGCGACCACAGCCACCATTCGTGTTCAATGTCGTGGTTAAGCTTAGTATTTGGACGGCCATCCAGAAATTGAGCCCGGGCTTGCAATTGAATACCTTGATGCCCGATGACATTCGTTTTAGCCATCTGAATGAATTTGCGGAAGTGCGGAGCATCTCGGACCATTTGCCGTGCTCTGGCACGAAGCGTCCGCAGCGAACGGAATAAGAGCGAGTTCGGCCCGTCCGAACGTGTTGTCCAATCGCGGTTTGTCCGCACAACTTTCGACGCGGCATAACGGCTCATGCGTTTTGCTCGCGTCCGCCGTGCCTCCTCAACCACTTGCCCCATAGGCGGAATATAAAGATGATCCGAGAGCGTAATCATTATGTCTCCCTCACATTAACGACAATAGTTTTGCCGAATCGCTCGCCGTTTCGGATTCGCTCCGCAGCCCGCTCGCGAGCAACTATTTGTTTATAATACCTTAGAAACGCTACCTGCTCGGTCCTTGACATATAGCGAATCCGCCGGACGCCGGCATGAGTAGAAATCTCATATTCCAATTGCTCCCGACTTGCCGAACCGAGTATGGCCGCCTCTAACGCCTCGACTATCCGCTCCGCCGTCGATCGCAAATCTACCGCCGCCGTCGGCGGGTTAGTAAACCCATCAATAATGTTAACGCGGCCCGAGGCAATCAGAAATACATTTTCGGGGTTGGCCCGCTCCGCCACCCACGCCTGCCACCTGCACGGCTTAGAAAGAATTGCCGTCTCGCTTGCTGAAAGCGATACCGAATATTCTGAGCCCGCAGAGGCGGCCGGCACGTCTAGGCCCGGGCCGTTTTGGCAGCGGAATTTGTAGGTTAGAGCATAGAGCGTTGCCGGATAATCCGTGAAGGACACGGTCCACTTAACGCTTTCGCCCCGGGCTATTGTCTTTGGAATGTTGTTATATGCCATTACTGACGCCTCCGAAATGGGTTATTTTTGACAAGCAGGCCGCCAAACTGCCGCCCACGCCGTCTTGTAACTGGCCGCACATACGGACTTGCAGGCTGACCGGATGGAGCCGATTGGTCGGGCTCGGTAGAGGCTGCCGCTGCAGTTTCTGCCGGCGGATGCAAACGGGCCGCTATTTTATCGTAATTTGGGTTTAAAATCGCCCGGGCCGCGGTATTATATACCCGAAGATCAAGGGCCTCATTTCTCGCACTCGGGGAGATTTTTTCATAAACCCACACCTCGTGCCCGGCCCGGAAACGCGGAACCTTTTTTTCGGCACATAGCTGCCGCAAATAGGCATCGTCGTATCGATCGTCCGCCGGAAAATGGCAATAGCCGGGCATACCAGGCTCCGCCACCCGAAGAAACTCAAAAATTTCGTCTTTGGCTGCGTTTGTACCGACCAAATAGAGGCGGACCTTTGGATTAGAGCCCACCCATCGCGGTTTTGCTATTAGCGGAGCGGACACGGTCGAAGAACCTTTTACCGGAAACCATCTCCGCCCGGCGTGTGCTTTGCAAAATTTATAGACCTGTTGCGTGTGGTGCCCGCCGGAATCGATACATACCGCCGCCGGCGTAAAAGCCCGCGTCAGACTATGCCGCGGCGTAAGCAAATAATCTGCAAGCCGATCCCAGACGTCCGGAAGAGCGGGCGAACCTTCGATAACGCTATAATCAATCGACCAGGATTCGTGTCCGCGGCCCCAACCAACAATTTCACACTCCAAGCGGTCGCCTTGGACGTCGACTGCTGCGGTTAGCACCAAGACTCCGGTCGGAACCTCTGCGTCGTATTCCTCGCGTGAGATTTGCAAATCCGCATATTCGATTTTTTGCTCCGCGGCCCAAGTCTCACCCAGACTGGTATTGATAAACACCCGGAGCATCTCCGTCCCGTGTTTTTTGGCCGAAAGAAAACCTCTTTTCATATCGCCCCACGTCGTAAATGGCGAGTAGATTTCATTAATGCGAAAGGATGCGGTGCCGTGAAAATCGTTTTTCGGAATCCACATTCCGCGGGCCAGCATACCTGCTTTTTCGTTGTGGTCGATCTGGCAGCCGCATAGATCGCAGACGTAATATGCTTCCTCGTCGTCCGGATCGTCCCAGCGAACATTCGACCATTTCAGCACCTGTAGCTCATCGCAGTGCGGGCACGGCACGTGATATTCACGCTGATCGCCCGCCAAATATTCCCGCTCAATAATTGAGGTATCGCGATTTCGCGGCGAAGACACGAGAATTATCTTTGCCTGATGCCCAAACGTCTTCGTACGGGCTTCCGCCAACGCGACCGCATCGCCCTCTGAGGTTGGCTCAAAGGCGTCCACCTCATCAAAGGCAACGATGCGAGCCGGTCGTGACGATAGCTGAGCCGGCGAGGACGCCCAGCCAATCGTGAGCTGGCCGCCGCGAAATCGTTTGATACGTTGATTGTTGTCGGTATTGCGATCGTTGGGAAGAGCGTAAAAACAGGCCCGCAAAGCCGGCGATTCAACAATCGTCGGGTCAAACGCTTCATTTGTCCAGGCCCGGGCCTTGTCTTCGATTTCGGCGATGTAGAGCATCAAGGACGGGTCCATCATTATAAAATAGCATAAAATATTTATTAAAATTTCGGTTCCGCCGACCTGTGAAGACTTCATAAAGACGAGTTTTCGCACGTCTACCCTCGTCACTGTGTCCATAATTTCGCGGGCAAATGGCAAAACATCGTTTGACCATCGGCCCGGGCGAGCGGAACGCATCGGCGAGACATATCTATAATGCTCAGCCCATTGCGAAATCGTTAAGCTCGATTGCGGAATCGCGGCCGCAAGTGCTGTAGCGAATACATTTTGCACCGTTTGCGTCATTGCTTTACCGCCTTAGGCTTTACTGCGGTACCTCGGCCATTGCCGTTTCGTGACTTGCCCATTAAGCTGCCGTGATCTTCTCGCAGCCTGCTAAAAATCGAATCTAGTCGAGTGCCTAAAATACCCGCAACCGCGGCCGCGTCCGGTGCGTTATTGACTGCTCTTGCAATCTGCCGCGGAAACCTAATACACACCTCCTGATGCAATGCACGGAATAGCTTTTGAAGATACTCCTCTACTTCGGAGACGCTAATCAATTCGCCCTCCGCTTCAGCAACTTTCAGCTCTGCAATACGGGCCTGAGCACTCTCCTTCCGCAGTTTCGCCTCGGTTAGCTGTGCGTCTATTTGCTCTAAGACCGCCTCTAGGCGGGGCGTGAGTTCATATAGTTTCTCGCGTGCGGCAACGCTAACCGGTTCAATCCGGGCCTCGGCAATCCGTTTGCGGACAGTTGCTCGATCCAGATCAAACCGAAATGCCAGCTTGGAGATTGACAGCAGCTCATATTTCGGCCGGCCTGAATTGCTAGCTGATTTTGCTGGAATTGTAGCTGCTGCTTGCATATCTTTTTAGTATGCAGTGGATAGTGTATAGTTTTTCGCGAAGTCGAGCAGTCCCTCGGGGCCTCAAATCGCCAGCAGTCCCTCGGGAACCTCGTTGTGCGTTTTACTGCTCACTATTCACTAACCTCAACGAACATTGCTTGATCTATAAGCGTCCGCAATGGCGTTTTGAACGTTGTTAACCAATCGCCGCTGAAGTCCTTTTTCGATCGGTTCTCTCCAGAACGGTCGCGGCTTGATTCTAACCGACCGCTCCAGAATATAATATAAGTCTAACCGTGATTGCTTTCGTTGGAAATGTTTCCGTACGGCGATAAATGCTAGTTTTCCTGTTCTTAGAATGAACGAGCCGGCCGCCTTCAGTTTGAGCCGATGTCTCCGAGGCAATTTTTTCTCCGATTTTGGCGGGCGAGTCGTTTCGGTCGGCACTGTCAAGGCACTGCGTTCTATAGGTGTTTTCGTGCCGCCTGTCTCTTGTAGTGGTAGCCAGGGAGCGGCGGTTCGGATTTCTGCTGTTAAGTCCGTTTTTGTCGCTGGTTTGACCTTAATGCCGAATTTATTGCTTTGTTCATACCACCTACCGCGAAGCGTAAATTCCTGCTTCATCGCCCCAAGCACAGCCTGTTGGGACTCTTTGGCCGACTTGGTCAAACCGCTCGCGATTCCAAACGCAAGCTGTTTTTTTGCGTCAGTAAAAATGACAGCGGTATTATGAAGCGGACTGATCCGAATTTTCATAGCTTAGTCCCGTCGCCCGTATAATCGTTCAGACAATTTATCTAGCTGTTGAGCCGCCCGCTCAAAGCCGCGGGTTATTGACTCCTCAAGGATGGCTAGACGTCGCTCAATCGTTTTCATATATGGTTGATTGACGTGCAGCTCGACGTTCGTTCGATGGTCGCTAAACGACTTGTGTAACTCCGCTAGTTCTTCTTTTTGCTTTACTGTTTCATCATTCAATTTAATCACCTTCCCCTCCAGTCTAAAAAACCAACTAATAGCACTGACCACAAGAATTATAATAGTCAGTGTCTCGCCTACGTGTGTTTCAATCCAGTAGCCAAGGCCGCCCTGCAGTACGAGTAGGAGATATGTCAGCATATTAGAATATATTTATCAGTCCAATTTTCTTCGGTCGCGTTCGCTTAACCAGCATTTCAATCAATGCCGCATCTGAGACGGCACGTTGCTTCAAAATCGAGTTCTCGGCCGTAGCCGCCGCATATTCTATTTGCAAGCGGCTGATCTCCGCCTTTAATTGAGATATCGCCTTTTCATATTCGGCTCGCTCTCGCTGCAACTGCTCCACACGCTCTGCGTCCGCAATCGCTTTTAACGCCGCTTCCCGTGTAATGCACACAAGCTCCGGAGGACATACGGGCGTTGCAGCCGTTTGCCCGAAAGCAAGCACCGGTAGCATGGCGAACAATAAGATTGTGATAGTTTTCATCATAGTGTATGGCGGATAGTTGTTAGTGTTTAGTTTTTAGCGGGTCCGAGCAGTCCCTCGGGGCCTGAAATCGCCAGCAGTCCCTCGGGAACCTCGTTGTGCGTTTTATTGGACACTATCCACTATCCACTAACAACTACTATTGGCCGCCGGCCGCTCGTCGCTCAAGCTCGGCTGCAAGCTCCTCATTCGATCGCGAAGACCATTCCTGATAGGTTTTCGTTACCGATTCATCCACGGCACGTTTAGCTTCATCTAATGATTTATCCACCATGGCCACGCGAGCGTCCGATTCTGCTAGCACCTGCAACATCTTTTCGCGGTCATTGTGTGCGATCGCTTCCTGTGCGGCAATAATTTCCGCATTGCTAAGTTGTGGCGGCTGAGAAGTATCGCAGCTTCGCATTACCAGCACGACCGCAATG